AAATAGTATAATTAATTGGGTTAGATGTTTAAAAAAAAATAATTTTATAAAAGTTTTGTATGAAAAAGACATGAAAGGAAAAATACAAAGAAAAATATATCCAAAAATTAAAATAAAACAAGTAAATTACGACACAACTAGAAATAAATTTAAAACAAAAGTTGTGATATGACATTAAAAGATTATGGAATAAATACAAAAGGTAGAGTGAATGGGCAATTTAAAACAACTTGTCCTAAATGTTCACACACTAGAAAAAAGAAAAAAGACCCCTGCTTATCTGTAAATATTGACGAACAAGTTTGGAATTGTCATAATTGTGGGTGGAATGGTTCGGTTATTAAAAGAAAAGTTAAATTGGAGTATGTAAAGCCTAAATGGAGTAATAACACAGAATTATCAGACAAATTAGTAAAATGGTTTGCAAGCAGAAAGATAACTCAAAAAACTTTAATTAGAAATAAAATTACTGAGGGAGAAACTTACATGCCTCAAATACAAAAAAACATAAACACAATACAATTTAATTATTTTAGAGATGATGAATTAATAAACATAAAATATAGGGATGCAAATAAAAATTTTAAAATGGTTAAGGATGCTGAAAAAATATTTTATGGTTTAAATGATATATATGAAAAAAATGTAGTAATAATTGTAGAGGGAGAAATGGATAAACTATCCTTTGAAGAGGCAGGATATAAAAACTGCATTAGTGTTCCCAACGGAGCATCTAATAAAAAAATGCAATATTTAGATACTTGTGAAGAAATTTTTAGTAACATAAAAAAAGTTTATTTAGCAACAGATAATGATTTAGCAGGTATTGATTTAGAAAAAGAACTTTCAAGAAGAATAGGTAGGGATAAGTGCTATATGGTTAGTTATCCTACGGGCTGTAAAGATGCAAACGATGTAATAGTTAAATATAACATAATTGAATTAGAAAAATGCATAAATGAAGCACAACCCTACCCTCTTGAAGGCGTTGTTAGTATAAATTCTATATCAGATGACATAGACAGACTTTATACAAATGGTTTAAGTAAAGGTTTGACAGTTGGACATGGTTCTTTCGATAATACATTTAGTTTTGTAACCTCACAATTAACTGTTATAACTGGAATACCTACACATGGTAAATCACATTTTCTTGAACACATTTGTATGAGGCTGTCTTGTCAACATGGATGGAAGTTTGGTGTGTTTAGTCCAGAACATTTTCCTATAGAATTGCACTTTTCCGTATTAGCAGAAAAATTTATAGGCAAGTCTTTTAGAATAACACCTAACTTTGATAAAATGGATACACAGGAATTAGAGTATGCAAAAGAATTTATTAATGAACATTATCATTGGATTAGACCTGATAGCGAAACTTTTTCTGTTGACTCTATTCTGGATGCAACAAAAAGCTTAGTAATGAGATATGGTATTAACGCAGTAATAATTGACCCATGGAATAAAATTAGTCATGATTTTGGAAGTGGAAATGAAACAACTTACATAAACAATCTTCTAACAAGATTAAATATATTTAAACAAAAATATGATATACATATATTTTTAGTAGCACATCCAAGAAAAATGATGAAAAATAGTACAGGCATGTATGATGTGCCAACACTTTACGATATAGCAGGAAGTTCTCATTTTTATAATCAAGTAGACAATGGTATAACTGTTTATAGAGATTTTAGAGATTTAAAAACTACAGTTCATGTACAGAAAGTTAAATTCAGACATCTAGGCATGATTGATGCAGTTGATTTTGAATATAATTATCAAAATGGTAGGTTTCATGAGTTAAATAGTATGCCTGATAATGATTTGTATTATGTTAAAATAGACAACAATGAGTTCAAAAAATAAATTAACACCTACAGAAGCAGGGAAAAAAATTATTATGATGTATTTGTTTTGTCAAGGAATGAAGTTTATAGATTACGGAAAAGATTATGATTTAAAAATGTTTTCTGAAAAAAATAATGAAGAAGTTTTGTTTGGATTAGAAATAGATTTACGTTCTAAAGATGTAGAAGATTTAAAAATAAAAAGTTCTTTACTAAATAAAAAATCAGACTGGATTATATATTGGTTTAAAAATATTTCTTATAATAATCTTTGGATGATTAAAACAAATGATTTAAAAAAATTAATTAAAAGCAAAAAAGAAATTGTTTACATACCAAAATATAAATCAGAATACAAAAAAAAATTTAGAATTGACACTATAAAAGTTAGGAATCATGAAAGAAAATTATAAATATAAAAAAGAATTTCAAGAATTGTACATAGATTATGTTCTTGCAGAAAAAAAAATAATAAGTGTAGATTATAAAACAACTAAAATTGCTTATGTTTATTGTGATAATTGTATATATATTTTTAACTTTGCAAAAAATAAAACAGATTACATAGTATCATCATGGGACAAAACGAAGAACTACTCAAAAATTTAGAAAAACACAGCCAATATTATTATGATAAAAATAGAAATATGCCTACAATAGAACAATTATCATTTAACGAAAATTTAGATAAAGAAAGTAAATCTATAATTGATTTGTTAAAACAAAAAAATAAAGCGTATGGAAATACAGCTCTTAATCCTTCAAATATTTTTAGTAAATTAAATTCTTCGGAAGGAATATGTGCTAGAATAGATGATAAGTTAGCTAGAATAAAAAATGTAGGCATAACAGATAAAACTGAAGATACTATTGATGACCTTATAGGATATTTATTTTTACTTAAAATGTCGTTAAATAAAAGATAAGCACTATCATCATGTCGATATTTATTCCTGGTAATGTTCCTTCAAGCAAAAATTCAAAAAGATGGACAGGAAAAATGCTCATAAACTCTAAGACAACGATGAAATAACTGGCTTGAAGATGATAATTGTAACGAAATTATTCCTATATTTGAAGAGTATGAATACAACAAAGAAAAACCAGGTGTTATAATATCTGTATTAAAATGAAAAACGAAAAGGGAATTACTTACAACCAAACCTCCACTCATCAAGATTTCGAGTGGCAAGTAGACCCTAAATATGACTTTATTTATAGTAGAAAAAAAAGAGACTTGTTCACACCAGAGCAAGTTTCAGTCATATTAGATAAAGTAAACGACACAATAGAGCTTTTAAACAACCCAAAAGACTCTATAGAAGCAACTCAAGACTTAATTTACTGGCTAAAAAGAGATTTACTAGATACAGACTAAGTTATATCTTTGATATATCCTATAATTTTCGTATATTTGCAGACTACATTTTTTACAAAAAAATATTATGTCAAATACAATTCATGGACTACATTATGTTGATATTAGAGAAACTGCTATATACTTATACTCACAAAGCAGTGCAACAAACCTACAAAGACAGGCAGGAATTAATTACCCAACAGAGCAAGATTTAGGAGGATACGAAGGAGAAAACAATGGTTTAGGATATAGTTATGAATTAAAAAAAGTAAGCACTGGTGTTGTTTACAATTCAACTATAGTAACTAATTGGAATACTTTAGGAAACACAACTACAGGAACTACAAGCCCCAACCAATTAGGCCCTAACGTAGATATGATTTCAAGGGCATTTACTGGGCTAACACCTGGAGAAACTTATCAATTAAAAAGTACAAACTTTCAGGGAGATGTAAAAACTTATAATTTTCACACCCCACTGCCAACTGATTGGGGAAATTATGGAAACACCTCAAATAGAATTTTATATACTTACATCCCATCAACTGATACTTTAGAGGTTGAACTTCGGTTTGATAAAAGTTATAGCAATGTGGCTAGTGTAAGTGAGGCGTTAAGAACCGATTTAACATTTACTGATGCTAACGGAGTTGAAACAGACAGAACCATACTCAATCCTGCAACAGATGGTAATGTAACACAAAACTATGATGTTTTTCTCCTCTTGTATGACCCAAATAAATTTTCAGGAGCTGGTAGTTCAGTAAATAACGCAAGTGCCTATGCAGAGTTACAAAATGGCTGTGGAAATTACAATGGTGATTGTTTCAGTAACTCAGCTGCAATTTTAGGTTCAGCTTACACAAACCTAGACATAAAAAACGAATACCAAACACATGTTGTAAATTTATCAAACACTCCTCAAACAGGAGATTGGGGTTATAACATACCAGATGGTTCTGGGGGCTCTACTAGAGTTAAAATTTTGTGGAATGATTTTAGTACTTTTACTGACACTTCTACGCCAGGATGTACAGATTCTTCTGCTTTTAATTATAATCCAAACGCAACAATAGACGATGGTTCATGTTGTTATGTAGGAGGTTGTACAGACTCTACTGCATCAAATTACAATGCAGCTGCTTGTCATGATGATGGTTCTTGCGTATATCCAAGCACAGGTTCTGTGGAATGTGACAGTATTATGGGGCACATGGGGTTGATTCCAATAACCACAGGAGCTTCAACACCATCAGCAGCTGATGGAGCAGTAAAAGTTTTTGTTAATTATGACATAAATCAATGGAACGCTTCTTCAGGTAATTGTTCTCCATCCTGTGATGAGGAAGATTTTGCATTAGACTTTAGATTCGATATTAATTTAACAGAGTGGGATGTAACAACTAACTCTGCTGTGACTGGAGGATATACCGCAAGTATGTCAGATGTTGCAATACCTGATAATGTAAACCAAACCTTATCAACTAACAGCACAATATTAAATGATGCAAGTAATTTTTGGTTAACAAATGTTCCTGCAGGTATATATAAAGTAACAACAGAAGTTGTTAATACAAATGGAACAGGCTCACAAAATTGTGCTTGTATAGACACACTTCCAAATGGTACAGCAGCTCCATGGTCAGCTGATTGGATGGGCTGTACAATGGGAATGATTTTTCAAGTAAATTCAGGAACTGCACCTATAAGTGGATGTACAGATTCAACAGCAATTAACTACAACCCAAATGCAACAATCGATGATGGTAGTTGTACATACCCATCAAATCCAGTTTTAGGATGTACAAATCCAATAGCAACTAATTATAATGCATCTGCAACAGTTAACGATGGTAGTTGTATATATCCTAGCTCATACTACGGGTGTACTAATCCAGCAGCTACAAATTACGACCCTAGTGCAATTTTTGATGATGGTAGTTGTAATATACCTATATATGGATGTACTAATCCAAGCTCAGTTAACTACAATCCTTTGGCAACTGTTGATAATGGAAGCTGCGTTCCTTGTGTGTATGGCTGTACAAATCATGCTTCATCTAACTACAACCCTTTAGCTACTTGTGATGACGGAAGTTGTGCAGGGTGTGTTTATGGTTGCACCGATTCATCTTCTTCTAATTATGACTCTAATGCTACTTGTGACGATGGTAGTTGTTGTGTAGATGGTTGTATAGACCCAAACGCTTTAAATTATAATGTTTTAGCTACCTGTGATGACCAATCTTGCGAGTATTGTGTTTATGGTTGTACAGACCCTAACGCATCTAACTATGATTCTAGTGCAACTTGTGATGACGGAAGTTGTTTAGAAACAGAATGTAGTGATTGTTTTAAACTACTAAATGTTTTGTATAAAGAAGCTAATTGTGATGGTTGTACAGAAGATGATTATATCACAGAAAAACAAAACTTACAAAGGTTTACTAATTTAAGAATCATGAGAGATATGGCTTATGCTTGTGGAGACACAGCATATGTAAAAGAAATGCAGTTTGAAGAATATCAATTATGTTCAACATTACTAGACGAACATACTAATGAAGGCCCAGATGTCGATTTTAAAATATATGGATGTACAAATCCTAATTCAAAAAACTACGACCCTAAAGCAACTCATCCTTGTGAAAAGAATGGTATATTAAATTACTGTTGTGGTGATACAGACCCTTTTAAAGTTTCAGGATGTACAGACCCATTAGCATCAAATTACAATCCTAATGCTAATATTGACGATGGAAGTTGTATGTATGCATCTCCTAATGTTAGTGTAAACAATATGACAAGTAATATGAGTCAGATGGAAGAAATAATGGAAGAGCAAGAGGAGGTAAACGAATTAACTATGGACGAAAAATCAAGAATGCAACAAGGACAAACACAAGGCACAGCAGATAATATAACAGGAAATACATCATCAACAGGCTCTTCTTCAAGTTCTAGTGGCTCTGGAGGAGGAATGGGTGGTGGTGGTGGTTACTAAAAGTAGTGCACTAGTCTAGCAACTTGACCGCTAGTTTTTTCGTGAATAAACGCTTCTACAGCTTTAGGAACTCCAGTGTATCCTTTACGTGAATGCCAACTATCTGTTCCTGATGGACTTCTCATATATTCTACAGTAACGCCTATAAAATCTTTTGCATCTCTCCATTTGTGTTTTACTTTGTGATGTAAATGATGTAAATACCAATATCTATATTTAGTATTACTCCACATTTCAGGTCTTTCTTGAGCCATTAACAATGGTAAATTATCCATTTTAGCACCATCACCATGCTCTATGCCTATAAGATTAGTTCCGTATTCGTAATACTTTCTATATGCTACACTTATATCAAAGCTAACCTCACTATCTTTTCTAAACCAACTTTGCAAAGCATGTGCTAAATGAAAGCCACTTTGATAATCATGATTACTCATACTATGAACTACATCAACAGGAGCTACTTCTCTTAAAATCTCAACACATTTAACATACAAACCTAGTGCAAATTCAAAATGCATCCACCATTTTCCATCAACATCTTGGTTAGTTCCTTTAGTTGTTGTGTTGTAAACATTATCAACGTGTAAAACATCGTTTCCTACGCAAAATAATATTCTTTCTATATCAAAACCCTTTGACCTGTCTAAAAGACCTTCTAATCCCTCTATAACACGCATACAAGCAGTTTCTACATTATATTTACCGCCAGTTTCTACTTTGTTTGCGTATTTACCTATATGTATATCAGCTGGGTTAATTACTAAAAGATGTGTGCCATCTTTTATTCTCTTTGGTTTTTTATAATAAGGTGAATGCTTTTCTATTAAACTAGAAATATTATCTAATATATCTTGTTTATCAATAGATAAATCTTCTTTTGTTACAATACTAAACCTGTATTCCCCACTAGCAGATTGCCAATGCTTTACTGACACAACATCTTTTTTATCTATCCCTCTTTCTTCTAAGTGTGTTTCTAATGCTGTGTTGCCATTTATATTAGCAGTGCTGTCTGCTCTGCTTTCTAATATTATCTCAACTTCTTCTTCGCTTAATCTAATACGTTTACCATATTCTTTAGCCATTTTGTGTTATTAATTGGTTATTAAACAAATATAAAAAAAATTTTACTCAGTATATATTAAAAATGGGATGTTATTAACACCCCATTCTTAATACTAAAAACTAAATAACTCTTGCTATGAACAACAAAAGATTTGCAAATATACAATTTTTTTTCTTAACCTGGCACCTGAACATCATCATAAATTATTTGAGTTTCTTCTGGTGTACAAGAAGGAAATTTAACAGTAGACTCATCCATATATGTTAAAGGTATTTCTTCATATATACCATATAGCAATCCTGTCTGCGGATTACTCTGGCTTAAAGATTGTGTAAATTTAATTTTTATATATGCTTGTTCAATTAAGTCTGATGCTTGTAAAATGAGGGGCACATTATTAAATGTCCCCGTATGACTTGTAGGTTGTAATACAACACCAGGCTTAGGTAAAACATTGCTAGCAAAAATACTTACTCTATACAATCCTCCTGCTCCTGGAGTTGCTAAATTAAATCCTGCTGTATTTGCAGCATTCGACCCAGATGCAATCAGCATTTGCCAAGTAGAATTAACCGAATCCCAGACTTCTAACAAAATTCCTTGGTCAACTACATTTTGACCTTTACATCTTCGCACTTTTAGTGAAGTCCCAATAGATAATTTTTCATTAGGATAGGTCTGGTAATTATAAGGGACGGGACTGTTAGGGTATAAGGAAGAATCGTGAACTAATCTTAATTCTGACACACAAAAATTTGATGATTGTAATACTCCAGGTGTAGCAAAAGATTTTTTGCAACAATCAGAAAGACATTTACATGCATTTTGACATAAAATTAAATTTGAATAAGTATTAGCAGGCATGCTTTGTGATACAGGTATAGTTCCTTGATAAGAACAATCACCTGTAGCGTGATTGCATTTCCAGACTTGTTTTACTCCAACTGTAATTACAGAGCCATTGTCATCAACAGGAATTTCTCCATCGTCAAAAATAGGAGGGTTTTTAGGGCAAGGACTATCGTATAAACTTAAATAGTTTTCACAATCATCCACACTTTTAAAAGGCCATGCTTTATTATTATTATCAGTACAATGCACATCATCTAATTTCCAGTTGTAAAAACATCCAGCGTCACATCCCAAACAATTTTCTACACCATGATTATGCATTCCTACTCTTCCTAAACTTTGTAATTTTCCTTGTTTACTAAGAGATAAACCTGAAGGCAAACCACCCCATGAACTTTGTGCGTGTGCGTACCCAGATAACCACCCACTAATACTGCCTGCAGGCGTGCTAGGTGTAAACCAAGGAATATTAGGGTCATATGTGTTGTTCCATCCTGGAGGTGGTGATTGTGCGGTCACTATAACAGGTTGTATAAGACCATAAGATTGTGGTGTATTAGGAATCTCCCAATGAGGTGTGTATAAAATATTTTGACAATGATTGTAAACTTCATGAGGAGTCATGTCTTCATGAACACCAATAAAACTTGACTTATATTCATCCAACTGCAATTCATAAGCGGGGCCACCACTTACAGGGTGGTTAAAATAATATTGTAATCTGTAATCAAATTTTAGTGCTTGGTTATACCCTTGAGATTTTGGATTCGTAGCAATATTTTTAACTCTAAATATAAAATCTTTGTAGCTATATTGATTGTATGGTGTTGTGTTTTGTGTATTCCCATTAACATTAGGAAAGTCACTGTCACTAGTTGTCCAGTCTTTGAATCCTATTCTTGGATAGTTTTGTCCAGGGTTGTTAGGGTCTGGAGTATTACCATCGAATATACTTAAATCAGTATATTGGTTTGAAACTTTTCTTAAATCACTAGCTAATGAATAACCTTTTCTAAAAAAAACATTAGTAAAACCTGGTCTATTATAATTACCTATAACATCACCAGAGCCAGGACTAGGGCCAGAAGCATAATAATCAGGTCTAGCAGTATTAATATCATAATATGTAAAATCACCAGACAAAACATTAAAAGGGTCTCCAGGAACTTCGACACAAAAAGGATTATTAGGATTAGAATTTTCATGAATTTTATTATTACCTTTTACCCAGCCAGGATACGCAGATTGCGGAGGCGGAGGTAAAGAAGGGTAGGAGTTTGTATTTGACAAATCATCTAACCTTTTAAAATAAAAGTTTCTTGTGTCTTCCTCTGGTTTTTCTAAAGAAAAATACATTGCACACAAATAAGCGTAATGTTCAGCCATGTTATGATAATAATCTATATCATTACCATTAAGCTCTAAAGTTCCATTTGTGAATCTATTCCACCAAGCTGACGCAGGATTTAAAATGTTGTATAATATTTTTAAAGTATTGTCGTTTAAATCTTGATTACTAATAAGTTCTTTTCCTTCACAAAAAACACTAACTACTTTTTTAGAAGGCTTTAATATTTTTGGCTTTTGCTGTTCTTTTACTTTCTTAAAACTTCTTATATATTTTTTTATAAAATTTCTCATTTAAATATATTTTTTTTCTTTACACCTATTTCTTGCAACCATTTGTTCACCTCAAAAGCAGGTGAAGATTTTTCTTTTAGTTGGTTATATCCAGCTATAATTAAATCTGGATGTCTTTTTATCATGTATTTAACATATAGTTCTAAAGTTTCTTTTTGCTCATTAGTTCTAGTGTCTTTAGCATGAGTGTTTTCTTTATTTATTCCTCCGACATAAGCAATGTGTCTTGTTTCTTTATCTATGTTTTTATCATTGTAAATCAAATTCCAATTATTAGTTCTATTTGATTTATCGTTACACAACAAACTAATTATATTACCATCAATATTTATAACGTCAGAATACAAAGAATTTACATCTAAATCATTACTAATACATTTATTTTTTTTTGTGTTAGTAGAATGTATAATTAAATAATTTAAACACATTTATCTATATTTATATACTCTATAGTTGCTCCTTCTTCTTGTATTGCTCTTGCAATATCTGGATATATTCTTTTATACGCAACAGTGGACTTTCCAATGAAGCCATCTTTGATGAGTGCATTGTTTTCTTGCGAATCACCGACAAGTAAACATCCAGCAGTATGCTCATCAGTGTTACCAGTATGTATAAGTATCCATTCAAAACCTGGCACCTTAGTGACGTGTAACATACCTTTATGCATGCTACCATATTTTTTAGTGTATCTTGCATGAAATCCTCCTTCTGTTCTTAATTCTAGTTTATAAACACCTGAAGGAACTCTTGTTTCCCCACGCACTTTTTTTGACCTATATTCGTCTTCTAGTGTGTAACATAAAAACTTCATATCTCCATCACTATCATCAAACAACAAACCATTTGTTGAATCTGATTGACTACTAAATCTTAATACTTTTAACTTCATTTTACCATTTTTCTTTATTAGCCCAGTAAGCTGCAGAGCATTTACCTTTAGCTATATTTTTTGCATGTCTAGCTTTAAATGATTTTCTTCTTGCTTTTGATTTAGAATCTGTTTTTTTACCAGCTGTCGTTACGCCTTGCTGACCAAAACGTATTGTTTTAATTTTTCCTTTA